TTCTGAGATAATTCCTTTTACAGTTTCTAGAATGTTCTTCTGAGACATTGTATTTACTCCTTTGGTTATTCTCAATCTTCAGATATATATATGCCTTTTTTAGTTTAACCTCTTAGGAAATGGTTCCAAACACGCAAGATGTTTTCTTCCAACTCTTTTTTTGATTGGGATGAGTTGATTTGATTCTTGTATGATTCGATCTGTACTTCCTTAAGAGCCCCATTCTGCCACACCCATTCTTTGCCTTCCATGATTCCATTTACAAAGGCATCAGGGGCAGAAGGATCAGCAACAATATCAACAGCAGCAAGCATGAAATCTTCGCCAACAATATTGGCGCCATCCTTGCGCTGAATTGAACCCATGCCTCTTGTAGAGACACCCAACTTCACACCTTCTTTGATAAGACTCTTTGCAATCTTACCAGTTGGCGTTTCTAGTAGTTTTGCTTTACCGTAAACATCATTATCCCGGGTTTCAAGTTTGGTGATAAGGTGTGACACACGATCTAGGTTTACACTTGGTCCCTCTGGATGACCAAGTTCGCCCATTGCTCTATGGGTTTGTACGAATTCTTTATTGTATCGTGTTGCTTCTTTTACAAGTGTATCTTTGGGATAGATTCGGCCATTACGGTTCATCTTTTCGGATTGCATGAAAATGCCTTCAATATAGAGTTGTTCGTCGCCATCTTTCGATTCACAAACAACATCAACATCTTGTGTAACTTCTGTAATGAGTTTAACGTGTTCCATGCATAACCCTTTAATATTTGGATGATTTTACAAAACGACCAGTCTTAGTAGCACCATATGGTTTGCCACCTTTTGAAGTGATTTTGTCAACTTCATTTTGATCGAATATAATCCATGATTCTTTATTTTTTGTGAAACTGCCATTTGATTTCATGCCTGTTGCGCCAGCAATGTAGTAGTATTGTGTTGCTGATTCATTGGTTGCTTTCTTGCGTCTTGATTTTCGTTCTTTCTGACAAGATCCCTTTTCGTATGCTTTTTTTCCGGGGGTTGGTTTGTAACCATCCCAGCAACGATCGCCATCACCCTCTTCGAGTTCTGCTTTCTTGCGTCTTGATTCTCGTTCTTTCTCAAATTCCTTTTTCTTCTTGAGTTTTTCGATTTCAAGATCAAGTTTTGCCATTTTTTCTGATTCGTTTACCGATTCTGTATGAATAACACGACCATTAGAGTTCTCAACTGAAATCTTTGCCCCAGGATTCGTTTCCTTCATGTAGACAATGGCATCGCCAATTTCACCGTAAGCAATGTCACGAATTTGTCCGACGACCTTGGAACCCTTAATAGCAACCAAAGTAAACGGGCCATCTTTGGCCTTCAGTTTCTTCGTAAATACTGGTGCTTCATTGATATAGTTCATTGGTCATCCTTTTTCATGGACTTGGCAATCTTTTCACGACGGTTTTTCAGATATTCATCAGATTCATCCGAATCGCCATCGTTGTCTACATCATCATCTTCTTGGCCAACGGGATCCATTTTCTTTTCATTCATGTTGAAGTGTTTTTCAAGTACTTCAAAACGAGTTACTTCGACAATATCACGCACTCGATCAAGCATGATTTCTTCAAATAGGTCCTTGGCATCAACAGTATTCTTTGTGACGATGCACTCTACTAGTTTGCTTTCTGCTGTTTGCATGGTATTCTCCAAATATGTTTATTGTTCATCTATATCTATGCCTATTATTGATCAGAATTGCCAAAATTGTTATCTTCCTCAGAATCTTCATCATCGTAAAGACCGGCACCTTCTTCTTTCTTCATTTGTTTGTCTTCTTTACGGATATCTTCTTCAGATTGCTTAAGGATGTTTCGCCGAACAGTATCGACAGAATAGTACTTACCAACATATTCATCCATATCGCGTAGCAATTCGATTCGTTCTTTTAGAATCTCATTCTCTTTTAGTTCGGTGAAGTATGAGTCCTTGTTGAATACAATTTCAATATCATGCAGAATGTCTTTGTTCCAGTCATCTTCTTTGATGATGGACTTTAGAATCAGTTGAGTCTTCAGAAGATGCAAGAACAACTCTGAGAACTTCAGTTGCAGGCGTTGAATGAATTTGTGAAACTTCAATTCATCTCTAGTGATTTCAGATGATCGGCCCATGTTGAACCCGTTTTCTGCTTCCAAACGCGATGTAGGAACATTCAATGCCCGATACAACTTTTTCTTGAAGTATTCAACATCGTCCATTTCGCCCAAGTTTTCGCCACCTTGTAGTGTGTCGATTTCGGTTCCTCGGCCACCTTCTTTTCTTGGCAACCAGAAGTCTTCGAGCATGTTCATGTGTTTACGGTCATCACGGACTTCACCCGTCGCTGCATCATAAACCAACTTGTTACGATAACGATTCATCATATCACGGAGATATTGTTCTGCCTTATTCTTTGGCAGAGATCCAACATCAATATAGAATACTCGTCGTTCCGGTGCCCGAGAGATTCGATAAATCACTACAGCATCTTCGATCATTCGAAGTTGGTTAAGTGGTTTAACTGCTTTATGTAAGTAACCGAATACTCTACGAGAAGTGTGATTGAATAATCCAGAAGGCACATAACAAATTGCATTGGGGTCAATCTTTACACCCTCTTGACCGTTTTGTTCATACGGAATAGAATTCTGCATGCTTGTAGCAAATTTGTCAGTATAGAAGAAAAACTCCTCTACCTTGTCGATGATATCAATGCCACTCTTAGGGTCTTTCTTTTTCGTGATGTTTCTGATTTTCTGAATCTTAGTAGGATCAATAGGTCTTATTTCTTTGATACCTTTTGAACCATTGCCATCATATGGAATGATATGGTAGTAGAGTCTACTATCGATGTACCATTTTCTGAAGATATCATGGCCTCTGATATTGAAGTTTAGAATCCGTATAACATGCTTAAATTCTTCTTCAATCTTTTTCTTGATTGATTCTGAAATGTTACAGTTTGCTAGATTCAACTTTACAATAGGTTCATTCAATCCACGAACAATTGCTTCATTTGTGATATCATCAATCACCATTTCAACTTCAGCATGCATTGCCATAGTTCTGTACTGATCGATAAGAGAAGCATCACTTTTGTAGTTACCTTCAAGATCAATCATGGTTCCATAGAAACCACCGACCTCAGTAACTAACCTTGCGCCATCATCTTCATCAGGTGGAACAAATGATTTTGAAGAAGTACTTGTTCCAGACGAGATAACTTCTGGTCCGGGCGGGCCCTTACCAGATTTGTTACCAAATGAAAAACCAAAAAAATCAATAGCCATAATGATTAGTTCCTTTAGAGGATATTAGTTTGCTCTAATATGCTCCGGGATGAAGTTCTGGTATTGCATTTCAACTGTAAATTCTGCATATGTGTCGGGTGTATCCCATTGAAGTTCAATAGATGAAATGGATGCTGGCCAGCATTCTTCGAATTTATACGAATGGATAACATTGTCGTTGCGATCTAGTTGCTCAACAATCCAGTCCTGGTAAATATTGTTCGCGCCACTTGGAGTGAATGAATTCCGATCTACACCAGGACGGTTGGTTGCGTAGTTGTTAATCGCTGATGACCATGATTCGAATTTCTTACGAATCTCCATGTCACCATCAGCAATGACAGTAATATTCCATGCTTCGAAACTACGGTCGCCCGGTACTTTGATCTTACGACCCTTGTATGGAAACTCGATAAGTCCAATTGTCGATGCTGGCAAAGATGCAGCCTTAATTAGAAACTCTTGATTGGGTGACTCGCTTTCAGGTCCGATCTTTCCACGGACACGGAATAGTGATGGTCGTACACCACCACCAACAATCGCAGCCTTAAATCTGTCAATACTCATTTTGGATGCTCCTCTATGATGGGATTCTCAAATTTACTTCTTCAAAAATCTGTAACGGCCGTTAGACCGTTGCAGATGGGAGTTTTTGTTATGCACCGACCTCATTGAAATCAACACCATTTGCAGTTGCGATGAAATTCAACTGGATGAAGTTGATAGAACGGGTTGGTTTGATGTAGATATCAGCAACAAACTCATTGCGATTCACAACTGAATCTGGGTTGTTACTTGCATCACAGACAACCTTGAAGTCAAAGATTCCTCGGCGTGACTGAACATCACGCAAGAATGGAATGATCAGGTTGCGGAACTGATTGCGGGTAAATTCATCATTGAATTCAAACAGTGAGAACTTCGCCGCGGTTGCGATTGCCTTCTCAAGAATAATGAACAGTCTACGAACATTGATTCTATCAAATGCACTTGGTTTACTCTGTAGTGTCTTATCACCATAGAGGATTACACCTTCGCCTGGGAATGCAACGACCGGGTTTACTTCATTCTTGTACAGATCATCTCGATGTGTCTGCTTAGGATTGAATGGCAACTTGACTACGCCACGAATCTGACCACGGTTGAAACCAGCAGGTGAGTACCATGCTTCGGCATCCTGTTCGGTTCTTGCACAAAGACCAGCAATGTCACCGTTCAATGGAACATGACGATATACATCATTGTAACGGTCGTACATATACTTGTAACCACTGTCAAGTACTGCATAAGAACTGGACTTGTTCAGAGTTGTATTGCGGAAAGCAACAACATCTTTAGTCTGTTCATTGAGTGTCTTGTCTTTGACGATTGTATACTCAGAACCGTATGTGTCTGAAACAGGGGAAAGGAATGCAATACAATCCTTACGCTTATCACACATATCAATGATTAGTTTCTGAGTAGTTGAGTTTGATGGACCACCAAGGATCAACGAAACATCAACACTCTCTGCATCTTCGAATAGTGAGTATCCACGATCCCACAATTCTGCTGCATTGGTCGCAAGAACACCATCAGCACCGCCAGCAAGAACAGCATAATATGCTTGTCCTGCATCACCTGTACCACCCCAACCACTTGCATAAGTGTTACCTTTAGTAGTTGTCAGTGTGCTATAGGTTGTTGTGTTGTCGCCGTTTGCTTGTGATGAAAGGTGTGCCCCGGAAACACCCGCCCAGATATACTGTGACTGACGGTTCACGACATTTTGGTAGTAAATGTTCTCACCGTTGGCACGAACAGCGTTCGGTGATTTAGAAACTGATTCGAATGTTTCAAGTACTGAGTTACGGATGCCTGTCCATAGACCATTCTTATCCACAACTGCAATGTGAATCTCATCATTACTTCCGCCGAGGGCATCGACAGAAGATGTTGTAGTTGCCGCCTTAGAGAAGATGCGAGAGAAACGATGTTTTACTGTAGCAGTTTCACCACCACTCAACGCACGGCTGATTGGTTCATCAATGCTGATGCTTCCTGTTTTACCTGCTGCCCATGTAGTACCACGGTTATCAGTTGAAATTGTGTATACAGATGAACCAATTGGTGATCCGTAATCAATTTCTAAGAAGTCACCATCTTCGACATAGATTCGACCTGCTGCCTTATTTGGTTCTTCAACAACGACTGTTGTTGCACCTGCGGCCGCAGAACCAGTAATAGCAAATGTATGCTCACCAGAACCGTCCTGTACATATACTGCAAGACTGTTTCCTAGAACACCTGGATACTTCGCAATGAACGCGGCAGTTTCTAGGTCGGATTGATTTGCTAATGCTTCGTAGTCTTCTTCATTTTCGATTGTAAATGCAGCGATACCTTCTGGTGTAGCGTTTACTGCTCCTGTACCAATTACTCGGACCACCTGCAAATTGTTTCCGTAACCAAGGAAGTTTGCTGCTGTAAAGAAGAATGATGCAGTATCGTTATCTGGCTTGCCGAATGTTTCTCTTAGTGTATTTTCTGAGTCAACCAAAACGCGAGTATGGCATGGACCCCAACGGAAAACACCCGCCATGCCTGCTGATGTAGAAGCGATGGCAGGGACGATCGTTGTTAGATCAATTTCTCTGATTTGTACACCTGGACTAATTTGGAATCCCATTAGAGTCTCTCCTTATTGTAATACTATTCAATATGATTCTCTAGTATATAGCCTTTTTATTACCACACACCATAGTTAAGGTTTCCAAAATCATCATTATTATCAACAGTCTCCCACATTGTTCCATCCGAATCGACAAAACGATCTTCATCGGTATTTGTCATCATGAATGGCATTAAATCATCTTCTAGTTTATCAATTTTCTCACTGTATAGTCTCTTACGGAAATCAATATTGAGCATTTCCTTAAAATAAGGCTGACTCATGACCCACGCATTGAGTACCATAGACATAATCAGATCATCATGGTGACCATCATCTGCCTCATATGTATCTCGTTTACTGACAAAGGTTGTTGCTTCACTAATCAGATCAAAATCATTCAATATCAACTTGTCATTTTCGACAAGTGATTTTAGCATCGAGCAACCAATCTTCTTGGTTGGGGATGTTGTTCGAAGACCAAACTATGACGACCCCTGTCCGAAACCACCGTCGAGAACCTGTCCTTTGCGGCCGCGTAACGAAACGGCCAGAAGACCTTCGTATTCATATTCATTATGTAGAATATCGGAGACTTGTTGTCCGATATCATTGATTTCAATCAAACACCATGCATCATTATATGTTTT